CAGTCGCGGCCTATCGAAAACTGGGTTGCAGCCATCGGCAGAAGCTCCTAAACAGAAGAATGAGGGTGCAGTGGCTGCCTCAGGACTGGCCGCTCGGCAGCGTTTGGCGCTGCACCTGCACCGATTGGCCGCCTTCAATATTGACGATAAATTTCTCGTTGATCGCCTGATACTGCACCTGCGCGTCCGACTGCACATAGCCCAGGGCGGTGCGGCTTTGCGGATTGTTGGACGTGTCGCAGATCACGCTGTACGGCACCGAGCCATCCGTGCTGCCCAGCAGGCCTTCCAGCAGCATGTTCGCGAGGAATTGCAGCTGTGTGGACCGTATTTGCTGAAACAGGGTGGAATTGATCACCTGGCCGACATACTGCCCCATCCCGGCGGACAGGCTGGCGGCGATGTAGTTGGTCATGCGCGTGTAGTTGTCGCCATTCGTCGCGGCGTTGCTGCTGCTGTTATGGCCACAGCGCACACCCCAGTAGGCGCCGCCCGGCTGCGGGTTGGCAATCACGTCGATGCCGGCGGAAAACAGCGTCTGCAAATCCGCGCTGGCATAGCTGGTGGTCTGCGCGCTGCCCGGCTGGCCCGATTTCTGGGAGCCAATCACGCCATACAACTGCTTGTTGAGCGAGGATTGTTCAGGCGACAAATTCCCCAGCCGGCCGGCCACGAAGCCTTGCGGGCTGACCAGCCTGGTTTGCTGGTTCACCGTGTCGCTCCACCAAATCCAGTCGCCGAACATCAGCTTGAACGCATAGCTGTCGATGCCGGCTGCCTGCTTCACGGTGACCGCGTTCTGGATGGTATCGCCAGCCGGCCCGACGCCGATCATATACACGCCCTCGCTCAGCCCGAACGCCACCTGGTTGGTCCATTGGGTCGAGTCATCCGCATCGGCCAATAGCCCGATGCTGCACCCCTGGCCGCGCAGCGCATACATGCCGGTGCGCGGCAGCGTGTCGGTTCCCACCAAGGTTGCGGCGGTGATATTCGTGGCGCCATCCGTTCCCGGCATGCCATAGCTGAAGGCGTAGGAACCCGCGGTGGGGTTGATGCTGAACGTGTTGCCAAGTGCGGCGACAATAATCTGGCTTGGCCCGCGCAGCGTGCTGTTGCCGCCGTTCACGGCGCTGACCAGGTTCTGGTAGAATATCTGCCCGCTGCCGCCGATGTTATCGAACACCTCCGGGGTGTAGCCGGGCAAACTCACCGTCATGCGCCATGTGTTGGCTTGCGAGCCAGCCGCGAAGGTGACGACGATCTGGTTGCCGAAGCTGCCTGTATACAGTGCCGTCAGCACCAGCGGCCCGCTACCGCCAGTATAGAACACACCTAGCTGGGCTGCGGTATCCGTGCCGTCCGTCACCCGCACACAGCGGAAATTTGATGCGCCTTGTTGCACCGCGGTCGCGACCTGCGTTCCCATATCATACTTGCGCGCGATGAGCGGGCCATAGTTCAGGGAATAGTCTGACATCGTGGCCACAATCGCCGCCTGCCCCACCGGGCCCCAGCTCGCCGTGCCTGCCACACCAATGATGTTGGTGGGTACCCCATTGATCACCAGGTTCTGCGGCGGCACAATCTGCACATACAAATCTGGCACAATCAGCGCGGTGGTGTTCAGCGCGCCTTGCTGGACAATCGGCATGGCTCAGCCCTCCTGCACTGTGGTCTGCACGTTCGGCGCCTTCACGCGCACCACGTGGAACGCGTGTTCGCTGCGCAGAACGGCCGTCTGTGCCAATACCTCGATAATCACATCGCCACGCCTATGCGTGCCGAAGTCACGCACGACCACGAGCGAGAAGCTCATATCCGTCTCCATGAAAAGTAGAAAGTCGCCCTCAGGACAGGGTCAGCACCGGGTGGCCCGCTACGGCATCATTACTAAGAATGCCGAACAGCATGCTCGGCTGGGTCTGCACCAGCGTGGTGGCATACTCCACGCTGTAGATCAGTTCACGCCGGTACAGCGGCAGGGTGGACAGATCGTCCTCGCTCTCGCTGCGCTGATAGATCAGCCGCCCAACGCTGCCATCGGCCAGGGCCAGAAAATAGGTCTGCGCGCAACGCGCATCAATTGCCGCAGCGGTTGCGTCGCGGCTCAACGGGTCGCCGCACCAGCAGGTCAATTTAAAGTCGGCGCGCTGCCGCCGTGTTTGCATCAGCGCCGTCTGGTCGGCCACCACGCGCCCGATCAGCCGTGTGGTGCCCAGCACGGTTACAGACGCCCCGTTGACGGTGGCGAAACGCACCTGGTTGATCAGGCTGCACAGGCTTGCCGCCACCAGTTCGGGCGTATCGCCCGGATTGGTGCGATAGGCAAAGCCGGTGTCATCCGCCAGAATACCCGCCAACTGCCCGGGCGTACCGGTGCCGGCAAAGGTTACGGTATTTGGCTGCACCCCCACGGTCAGCGCCGGCGTCACTGGGTCCGGGTATTCCCACACGGCAGGAAACTGCGGCACCGGCGTGGCTGAACCGGCAATCCCCGTTACCGACACATGCGCAATTCCGGCGGCAATATCCGCCTCCAGCGCCGCATTGGCCGGCCAGCCGCGATACACCCGCACCACCGCACCAGTAACGCTCGCCGCGCCCGTGCCCAGCGGGTACAGTGCGCCCGCCGCCAACGTGACGAGCGCAGTCTCCACATCCGATTCGTCGGCCATCAGCTTGCCGCCTGCCGTAAATCCAGCCGCCAGCCCAGCTCGTTCAATTCGCTGCCGCTGACCACGTAATTGCGCCCCAGATCGTCGGCCACCAAGTCACCGCGCAGAATCACCAGTCCCGCCAACGCCGGCAGCAGTGCCACGGCACCACCAATCCGCGCATCGGCGGGGATCGCGCCGGCTCCGTGCACGCTGCCGCCATGCAGCAGGCTGCCATTGAAGCCGGTGAGGATCGGTAGCGGTACACCGCCGCCGCCATAGGCATTTGCCCCCGGCGACACCGCCGCCGCCGGCCGCGTGACGGTTAGCACCCGGTTGGTCAACACGCATGTGGCCGGCAACAGGCTTTGCAGGGCCGCCACAAACCATACCCTCCCGCTGATGGTCTCCACCAGATAATCGGCCGGCAATAAATACGCGCCATCGAACACGCCATACCATACCGCCTCCGCCGGCAGACCGGCATTGGCAAAGCGTGTGTCGCGCGCATTGAACGCCGCCGACAGCTGCAAGAAACGGTTGCCCGAGGCCAGCGGGTCGCTGGGCAGCACTGGCCGGTAGGCGTTGCACAGCACGCCGATCGCCCGTGCCGCCGTGCCCAGCCCGCGATTGATGATATCCTGCAAGCTGCCAGCATCCATCATGCGCCCCCGCTGTTAGACAAGCAGCGTCAGCCCGCCATCGCGCAAGCCAGGCCCGGCTGGCACGCCGAGGAACGCCGCCAGCCGCCGCCGCCAGTCATCGAACAATGCCGCGCGGTCCTGCGGCTCCGCTGGGTTACGGGTCCAGACGGAGGCTTGGGCGGTATCCAGGTTCGTCCCCGCATTCGGCACCGCGGCTTCCAGCGTAGACAGTGTGGTCAAGTAATTCAGCACCACTGTCACTTCTTCAGGTGATAGGTTATTCATGCGGTATTCCAGCGTGCCATAGGCCTGAAAAAAACGCCAGGACTGAAACCCCGCCGCCCCGCCCCCATAGGCGGGGTAGCCGCAGAAGCGGCGTATGTCGGTCTTCTGTGCGTCCGTGAACATGGCGTCAGTACACCGTGCCCTCGCCGCGCGTTACATACACCGTGCCGCTGCCGCTCGCCAGAACCACCGCCACCGTGCTGGCGATTCCGGCATGCAGCAGCGTGCGCGTGCCTGCCGGCAGCGGCGTATCCGCGTTGGTGGCGGTCACCGTATTATCAGTGCCGAAGCGGATGAAGGCGGTGGAAGACGCGGTGTTGCTCACCAGCACCGCCTCCCCATGGGCCGGTAGTGTCGCCCTGGCGGCCGAGGTACTGGCCGCCAGCGTCACCGTACCGGCAGGCCGGAACGGCTGGGTGGACCCGATGGACATGCGCGCCGCCCCTAACCGATGTGCTCGATCATCACCGCCCGCTTGAAGGCGGCGTTGGTGGCGGTGGGAATGGTGGTAGGGTTGGTGGTGGTATCCGACGGCGTGCAGAAACCGCCGATCCAATACCAGCTTTGCGCAATAATCTGCTGCAGCCGGTCAATCGGCTCGCGTGTCACCATCGCAACCCCGTCCACCACCTGCACAATGGCATCCGCCGGCGCCACATCCTCAGCCGCCATGCCGGCATAATCGCCTTCGATCAGCGCACCCTGGCCGCACACAATCGGGCGCCGCACGAACACGTTGGCCAAGGTTGGGTGCGGCTGCACGAATGCCTCGGTGGTCGGTGCAAAGCGCAGGCCCAGGAAATCGTTGGTCATGCCCTGGCGGAACACCTGGTTGGCAGACGTGGCACCCTGAAACAATTGCTTGAAGTCCGGGTCCGCGAACAACTGCCGCGCGCTGATCGGGTCGAGGTAACAATTATACGCGCCATCGATCTGCGGCACCGCGTTCACTCGCAGCTTGGCGACCGCATCCAGCAGATTGCCCATGGTCAGCGTGCTGGATGCCGTGAGCTGCGCGGTATTGGTGAAGCCCGATGGCCGCACAATCACGCTGGCAGTCGCGGCCTGCACCGTGTTGCCCGCGGTCGCATCCGCCACCAGCACGTTACCGCTGAAGGTCAGCACACCGGAAATGCCGCCCGGCGCAGTAGAAACATTGGTCACATCCGGCGTGGCCCCGATCAGTATGTAGGCGTTGCTGCCCACGGTTACAGTGAGGCTGGCGGAACCACCCACCGGCGTCTGCACGCCGTTCACGAAGGCGTATTGGAAACCGCGCACATCGTCCACCGCCACCGTGGTGCCGGCCGAGGTCGCCGTGGCGCGCACCCGCGTGTTGCCACCGAAATAGGCGTTGAACAACGCATTGCGGGCAATCTCGTCCAACGACCGTGCCGCCTGTTCACCATTGATCGCCGCGTTCAGCAGAAACTGCGAGGCAATGCCGACGCGGGACGTCACCATGTTCAGATCGGTGGTGGCCGCATAGGCGTTGATGCTGATGGTATACTGTTCCACATTGAAGGTCTGTGGCGTCAGGCCGTTATCCAGGTTGGTGTTGGTTGCCGGCGCCAGCGGCACTGTGACGGAGGGTTTCAACCCGGCGCGGGTCTTGGTCAGCGTTTCACCGATGCCCACCGCGAATTCCTCGCGGTCCGCGCACATGCGGTAGGAAAGCCGCGAATGCAGCGCCTGCTCGAATTCGCGTTCCAGAAAGCCTTGCTGGATAATCGGCTGCAACGCGGCCGGGAAATTCTGAATACCCATGTCAGTCCTCAATGAAAATGTGTTGGCCCGCCCAAGGAAGGCCAGGGGGCTTGCTTGGTCGTACCTACCGGCGTTTCACCAGTTCGGCCCGTGCACTGCGCCATTCGTCATGGCTCATTTCCGTGGCCAGTTTCTGCTGCGGCGGCTGCGGGGCCGGTGCCTTTGCGCCGGATGAGGTGGAGTGGCCACCGAACAGCCACGGCTTGCTGCGCTTCAACTGCGTCATCAGCGCCGCCCCACCCGCCAACTCGCCCTTATCATTCAATGTTAGACCGTCGATATCGATCAGCCGGATGCCGTCCATATCCACCATGCCCGCGCGCAGCGCTTCGGCCTTCAATTCTGCGCGGATCAGCCGCTGTTCAGCCGCGCGCACGGCGTCGGCGAGCTGCTGCTCGGCCGCCTGCGCCCGCGCCTGCCAATCTTCATCGGTCTCCGTCGTATCGGTCATGCAGTCCCCCGGTCTTTGGCAATGCGCGCCAACTCGGCGGCCACATCGGCAATGTCATAGGTGTCAGCGATCGATTGCACCGCCGTCTCCCGGCTGATCTGTCCGGATGCCGCGAGCGTCGCTAACGATTGTGCATCCTGGAAGCGATCGTCGGCGGTAGATGGTGTCCAGCGCGGCCATTTCAGGGACAGGCGGGCGTCCTGGTCCAGCGCCCCCACCTCACGCCCGCCCACCACCAGGCGGTAGCGCTGGGACGCGCGCAGCACCATGCGCAGTAGGGACAGCAACCCCACCTCGCCATAAGAGATGCGCAGATTGTCAGCCAGCCAAACCAAACCCTGCTGCATCAGCTCCAACGCTCGGCCGGACGCGGCGGCGGACAGGCGGGAGGCATCGGCGCGGTTGCCGTGCACACTCTCCAGCGCGAATTCCCGCAGCGTCCGCACATACTCTATCACGGCGGCAGAGGCGGTGCCGCCGATCTCCAGCAGCTTCGCATCGCCTTTTTCGGAAACCACCAGCGCGTTGCCAGCGCCTTTGACAATCTCCGCATCCGATGTGGCCGGTTCCTTCACCAGCAGCGTCGGGTCGGACGAGTATTTCAGCCCCCGCCCCGCCTGGCTCAGCTGATAGTCAATCTCGATGGAGGTCGGGATAGCGGCGCGAAAGGTGCAGGCGCCGTCTATGTCGTCGCCGCCCGGCAGATTGCGCAGCCACACCAGCGGCACAAAGCCAAGCCTATGCTGGGTGCTGCGTATTTCATCAACCACCGGGTCGGCCGGCGGCGCATCCACCCGCACAGGCGCATACCAGGTTTCCGCATCGCCATCCCATATACGCTGAAACCAGTATTGCGCCGCTGGATCGTCGATATCGTAGCCCTGGGCAACCAAGTCGGCGCCCGCCGCCTTATACCGTTCCGTCACACTGGCCAGCGTATCGGGCGCCTGCGGGTCGAACCTTGGCGTCAAATACTGCGTGTCGTGCACGGAAAAAAACACCCTGCCGCGCAACACCCGGATCAGCACGGCCACCGATCCCACGGCGCCGCGCAGGGCCGCGTCGATCATCACCTGGTTCAGCCGCGTCTCACGCACCACATCGGCCAGCACGGCGGCCAGGTCGCGGTCGGCGCAATCCACCGTGGGAAAATGCCCCTCGCTGAACAGCAGCGCAACCGAATCCTCCACCACCACGCGGCACAACCCATAGCGCACGGAAGGGCGGCGTGACCGCAGCGGCACATACTCGCCGCCGGCGGACCGCTCATCGTGAAACTCATAGGGCAGCACATCGTACAGCGTGCCATCCAGCACCCGGCGCAGCACCTCCAGCCGCCGCACCCGCGCCGGATAATCGGCGTCGCGCGGCACTAATGCGGAGAGTGTGTCAAACATTTTGGCTCCGTGAAGGAAGCGGGCGGCTTGGCCTCAGCGCGTCATAAACCCCGATGCCACCCGTCGCGCCGGGGCACCGGCTTCCAGCAGGGCGGCAAACGCGCGCGACAGCGCATCCACCTGATCGTCCTTGCGACCATTCGGAAATTCGCGCATTTCGTCTATAAACGTCGCGTTCCAGCCGCCATGCAATAGCGCCATGTTGCCGGCTTCCACCTGGCTTGCCACCGGCGTTGCGCGGGTGAGTTTGGAGCCAGTTTCCGGCGTCGCACCCACGCGGTAGCCGGCCAGCGCGCTAACAAGATACCGCACCTGCGCCTTGCCCGCCTGGCCAGGGTCCTGCGGCAGGCTAATCGCCGTCAGTGGCCCATCCGCCGCGGCGGTCGCGATAATCGCGCGCTCCACTTCATGCGGCGATCCGCGCAGCCGCACCACGTCCAGCACCACAAACCGCCCGCTGGCCTCGCGGCACAGTTTCAGCCCCACCGTCCAATCCGGGTTTCCGCCGTCACCTTCGGCCGTCGCGGCCAAATCCCAGGCCCGCACGCTCACCACCGGCGCCGCGCTGTCCGTTGTCTCCAGCTTGGATAATTTGAACAGCGTATCCCCTGGCGGGCGGGGCGCCTGCTGGAACATCGCGGCCCATTGGCGTTCGCCCAAATCGCTGCGTTTGCGCGCCAGTTGCGGCACATCCTCCCATTCCGGCCACAGCGCCTCGCCCGGCGCCCGCTTCAGCGGATCATCGGCTTCGGCCAGTGCCGGCAGCTTGATCACGCGCCAGCTTGGGTCGTGCTCCAGCAGCCGGCCGCCCAAATCGTCCGGGTGCCAGCGCGTCATAATCAGCACCACCCGCCCGCGCGGTTTCAGCCGCGTCAGCAGGTCGGAGCGGTACCAATTCCACAGCGCATCCCGCCGCACCGGGCTATCCGCATCTTCGTAGCTGCGCACAGGGTCATCGATGAGGATCAAATCCGCCCGCCGCCCAGTCACCGATCCCTGCACGCCCGTACAGTAATAGGTACCACCATGCTCCACCGCAAAATCGTGCCGCGCCCGGCGGCCGCCCAGCAAAATATCCAGTTGGTAGCCGCGTTCGGCCAGCAGCGCCCGCACCCGGCCGCCAAAACTCTCGGCCAGCGCGGCGGTGTGGGAACAGGCAATAACATTACTGGTGGGGTGCCGCATGAACCAGAATACCGGAAACAACACGGAGGCATAGGTGGATTTGGCCGACCCAGGCGGCATCAGCACCATCAGCCGGTCGCAGCTGCCATTGCACACATCGCGCAGCGCGGCGATCAAGTGCAAATGGTGCCGCACCGGCTGCTGGTCGTCCGATTGGGCCAGCCGCGCCCATTCCGTCAGGCTGCGCCGGGCTTTCTGCCGGCCGGTCGCCTCGCCGCGCTGTTCCTCAGGGGAGTAGCTCACCTTGAACATTATCCACCTCCATCCACCCGCCCAGCTCATCGTCCCGCAGCATGGACAGTGGCCGCAGCGGCGGCGCGGCGGCGGCGCGTGGGTGCACAAACGGCGCCGCGGACTTCGCCAGTTGCGCCGCGTCATCCCACTTCTCCTCCGCCCATTTCTGCCGCATCAGCGTCAGCATCACGTCGAGCGGCGACATCGCCTCGTCAGCCATGGATTGCATGCTCCCTCGGCAGCGCCGGAACCGGATGATGTGAAGGCCGGGGGGGAGCCACACGCTCAACGCCCCAGCATGCCGGAACGTATACGATATTTTGGGGCGAATGGGCAAGAGAAATCTTCACGTTTAGCGAAAAAAATCTTTTACCCCCGGTTTCCCCGCCCACCCACCCCAGGCGGACTCCATCCAACAGTCACGCGGCCGCCCCGCACTGTCCTCGCGCCCCCCATAAAGGTCAGGTAAAACCCGCCCCAATCCATCTGCGCCCATCATCCAGCATCGCATCAAAATCCCATAAGCATTTGCATATCTATGCTATTGCATGATAGAAGCTGCCGGATGCCAGAACTGCCGCCCCG